TAGGCGCGGGTTAGTTTTTACTACTATCTCTTTCAGTATTTTCCAGCGATTAGTAGACGCCGTCTTATAGGCCGTAGCCTCATCCACCACTATCAGGTCGAACCCACCAGCCAGTATTTCGTCTTTTACGACCCCCACCCCATCGAAGTTAATGATAACGAACTCCGACCCGGCTTTGAGTATCTTGCTTCTGGTTTTCGCATCCCCATGGGCGATGGAGCAGGTGCGGTGCATGGCAAATTTAAACAGGTCCTGCTGCCACGCCGCCCGCATGATGGATAACGGACACAACACCAAAACCCGCTTAACCAGACCCCTTTTCATCAGGTAGTCAGCCGCCCAGATAACCGACGCAGTCTTACCCGTACCCTGCTCGTTGAAGCAGAACGCCTTGTCATTGTTGACTAGGAAGTCAGCCGTGGTCTTCTGGTGGGCGAACGGCTTGAGTTTGCCAGTCCACTGGTAACCGGTGAGGATTGTCACTGAGAAAAACCTATGTTGGATAAAACTTTAGCATCGTCGTTGGTTTTGTTGGAGCCGGGGCAGCTTACCATGCCATTGGTGCTTCTGCCGTTAAGCGGGGGTTTTAATGCCCTTATTAACGCACCTTCTACCCTATCCAGATCATCAGCAGGCCACTGCAAGTAGAAAACTTTATTGAAATCTTTGTCTTGCTCGTTGGTACGAGGGGATATGGATGCGTGAGTAGCAATACGTGCGGCTGCGTTTACGGACTGTCCGATGTACATAAGCGTCATGTCTTTAACCAAAAAGTAAATACCGCAACGCCGGGACTCCGTGGTTATGTCGCATAATCCTATGATATTTCTTATACTGTGCGGCACCAACATATGGTTATCCACACGTTCCGGCATGGGGCACACAATTATCGGCGGCGGTAGCAGCTTACCCGGGTGTATTTTAAGAAGGTTTTCCGCACACCACCGCTTCACTTCTGAAACGCGGAACATGGGTTCTCCACCATCGACCCGATAGTGCGGTACGTACTCACACTCAGCCAGAGATTTAAGTCTATCAGTGCCGATACCAAGTAGTGTGGCCGCTTCATTAGCGGTTATTAAACTAGTCGGCCAACTAGGGCCGTCCTTCGGACCTGTGTAAGTGAAGCTGCTTTCCTGTACTTGCATTATTTCTTCTTCGGCTTCAAAGGCTTGTTGGTGACCAGCGCGTGTTTGGCAGTACGGTCATAGGAGCGGTTGTCGTGAGCAGACTCTACTCTTAAGTTGCTCCTAACCGTCTTACCGCCTTTTGTCTCCGGTGTGATATGGTCAACGTCCATACCGTCTCCCTTATGAACCTTGCCTTCCGCTTCCATCATGCGGCGGGCCTTATTCCTTTGGGCACGTCTTTTTTTAACTGCTGGGGTACCATCGTATAGTGCGTATTCCCGTTTATAGTCTCTAGCCATGTCTATCTCCTATCTCTCCAATGTTCACAACTCTCAACCGGGCACCAGCCGCATAGGCCGCTGGGCTTGGCATTAAAGACTCCGGATAGCAGCGCACCTTCCAGTCGGTCCAACTCGTCAGCGAATACCTCTAGGTACTCTTCCTTCTTTTTCTCTTCGTGTTCTTTCCTGATAAGTTCGCCACTTACCACATAAATCAGAGAAGATTTAAGTACTCTAATAGAAGGATTATGAAGGAAGACAGCGCCAGCCAGAAGGTCCAACTGCTTAGTATCTGCATACTTCGCGTTCTTGCCTGTCTTATAGTCCGCAACATAACCCTTCTCTCCGTTTATGATTGCCAAGTCAGCAATGCCGCGCCACCAGAAGTCTTTGTCGTTAAATCCGCAGGGTGCGTACCCATTCTCCGTCTTCTTCACACCTAGTTTTATCTCGCAATGCTTAACACCGGGGATGGCGTTTAGGGCGTCTAGGACCGGTAGAGCGTAGGAGTATTTCTTGGGCAGTTCCGTACCGAGTTTTATGTAGTCTTCCGCTGCCTTGTGGAAATCCACGCCGTATATGGCGGCATCGCCGGGGGAGTCCTTAACATCCTGTGCTATCTTTAAGTGGTAGTACTTCTTCGGGCACTGGTCGAAGGTCTTGATGGAAGAATAAGAGAAGCTAACCACTTAACGACCCCATCCAGTAAGTACCAAAAACAAGATACCGATAGTTAGGATAACTAGATGAATACAGCAGCCCAATAGAACTTTCTTACTTTCCCCCGTCATGACCCAGCACGGCTGTCACCAGCCGCTCCCCCCAGATGCGAACCATCGCCTTGCGCGACATGCCCCGCGCGTTGCTTGTTTTGATGAGAGACACGGAGTCCGAGTTATGCCGAAGCATCCTCTCTTCATCCTGCCGCCGTATCCACTCCAGAAGAGCCAGACGCTTTGACGTGGCGTCCTCTACCTTTTCGTTCTTGCTGTACTTGCTAATGTACCCGCCCCGGACGCTGACCATTAGTGCTTCTTAACCTCGGTTTCGAGCAGGAGGCGGGGGATACCCGTCAGGTCACTGCACATACGTAGCCGGTCCATCATCGCGCCTGTCTTGTCCTCCTTGATATACCGCACTGCAGCAATGAATAGCTGGCGGCGGAGAAAGACCATGCGCTTCAGGCCCTTGGTCCCGTCATATTTAATGGTTGGTTGTTTTTGCGGCTCTACTAGGCGCAGTTTACTTTTCGTTTTCATTATCGTCCTCCTGACATTCCCGCAGCACCGCCGCGTAGCCCATAATATCAATCACGCTGTCTTTATGGTTTGGTGTTTCAATGAGACGTGCAATTTTTAACTGTATCATACAGAGGGCTACTTGAGAAGCGGAAATTGCATTTCCGCCGAGTACCTCACCCATAAGAACTGCCGTGCGGTTCATATTAGTCAGCGGGTCTCCGTAGGTCTCACCTCGTGCCACAATAATTGCGGCTGCATCTACAAGTGCTTCAACGCCTTTTTTCATCTCATCCTCGCTACAGAAGGCACAAAAGCCAGACTGTTATGATGCGCGCAGTAGGGTCTAGGCGGTGCCCGCTTGCGCCCACAAAATGTAAAGTCCTCTGCTCCGGGGTCGCCGTAAGACCACCTGCACTCCGTAGCTTTCACCGTCTCTAAGGTAATCTTCTCTGTCGGCGGCGGGTACTCAGTGGGTTCTGGTTTTGGTTTCGGTTTTACGATACTGATCGGATGTACGGGCTTCTCTACTTTAGGCTTTGGCTTCGGGCCTGACTTGGCGCGCGGGGTGACTGGTGCGTTGGAGTTGTAGGCATGGGAGGCGAGGCCGAGCCGGTGGACCTTACCGATGACAGAGTTTCTTGTGGTACCCAGTAGGCGGGCGATCTGCGCCCCGCTCCACCCGGCAGTCCACTTCTCTTTCAGGATTTTGATCTTGTCGTCTGTCCAAGAGTAAACCATTCTAACCCCTCCTAACCGGCAGGGTTTCGTAGTTATGTTCTGCGAACTTCTTTAGGTTTGACCTAAGAGAGTTGACCTTCACCCGGAACACCTCATTCTTACTTCTGTGCAGGGCTAGTGGGTAGTCGAGGTTCTCGTCGTTGCGGAATACAATTCGCATATGCTTGCTGCCCTCCTCCACACCCATGTACCGCAAACCTAGTTCTTCGCCGTAGTCTCTTAGTTCACGTAGGATTTTCATTGTCTTTTCTCTTTCGTCGTAAGACTACCTGAATACGTGTAGGTGCCAATGTGGTCCAGCTTGATGAAGGGGTTGGCGTATACCTTCATACCCCACGATCTTACTAACTCGCAGAAGTGCCAGTCCTCGGACAGCAGGATGCCGTCTTTAATACTCGTAGCGAAGAACTCGCTCACTTCCTTGTACTTGTAGTCACCATTCTCGTTCTTATCCGTACCCGGTCTGTAGGTAGGGGTGTGGGCCTTTAGCCCATCAAACACTTTTCTTTTAATCAGCATGAACCCAGTGCCGCCATGACGGATTTCGATCCCTCCACGCTCGTCCGACGTGACTTCTCCTTCCGCTACATTTACCACGTAAGACCCGGCATAGTCCTGCAAGTTTTCCTTACCCTCTTTCGCCGCCCGCTTGATGCCCTCCCAGTCCACCTCCTTCTTCGGATAGATGCCGCAGACAACGTCTTTGTCCACTTCTAGGAGCTTAAGAATACCATCGTGGGGAAACGAGATATCGGCGTCTATGAACATCAGGTAGTCGTGCTTGGTCTCCAAGAACATACGCACCATCTCATTACGTGCCCTTGGAATAAGGCTTTCGTTCGTAAGATGCGCCCACTGAATGGCGATGCCGTTATCACTAAGGGTCTGCAGGTTCTGCAGAAGGCCGGATACGTAGGCACCAGTACACATACCGCCGTACATGGGGGTGGCAACGAGGATGGTTGGTTTAGTCACTTGTTTTCCTTCTTGTTCTTCTGCACCGCAGCCTGCATACCGAAGTGTATAGGTGCGAGTTCTTCGCTAAACAGGTTCACAAATACATCCACCGCCATCTTGGGCCTGTGCAGAATATCCCTCGGGTCGCCCCACAGGTAGTCATCGAACACCATAATTCCGCCCTCTTTCAAGAGGGGCCATGACATACAGGCATCGGAAAGCACGTCCTTCGCCTTGTGGCTGGCGTCGATGTAGATGAAGTCGAAAGTACCCTGTACTTTTCTCCTTATCGCTTCGTAGGTGGTGTCTACCAGTTTTACTATGCTCCTCTTCGGATACTTCCTTTCGAGCAGGTAGATGTTATTATTGAAGTTATCCGCCACTACATCGAAGTCATGGATACCGGTCACGGTATGCTCTTCTCCGCCGCCCCACGTATCCACGCAGACGATTTCGCCTCCGTCCTCCATCATATTCTCGACAGTCCAGATAGTAGACCGGCCCTCGAAGGAACCCAGTTCAAGGAAACGTTTACGAGAAGGAAGTAGTGGAAGAAGTCTCTCCCACACCTCGGGTGCCCAGTGGAACCAGTCTTGGGTGAATTTGTATTCTGTGTCGTTGGTCATTTAGAACCTACAAGATATTAAATTCATCTATTTTTATCAGAACCACATTGTCATCCATCAGCAATCTCCATAAGAGGGGCCGCAGCCCGCTTCACAGTTAAGGGGTAAATCCAACGCCCAGTCCGGGCGCAGCTTCATGCACAGTTCGACAAATTCTTGGCCTGTTTTTTGTTCTTCGGTAGGGATTAAACACGCAATAGCGTCATGCACCGTCATAACAACGGGGAATTTCTTGTTAACCTTCAACATCTGCTCGCCTATCACGATCCTAGCCAGCGCCTGACAGACGTTCTCCACCAAACCACCGCCCCATATGCTTTTTGCCACGGTACTCCTGCCCCTCTTGCTATCGTAGAAGAAGCCAGACTTGCCGTTGGTGCCATATTCCTTCCTTAAATTCAGATACCGCAGGTACATGCCGTTCGGCAGTTTAATCCCTCTTTCTCCGTGTACTTCTAGGGCTCCATCCCTGCCAAAAGTCGTCGTCCGGTCCATCATGATGGCTTCCAGAACTTTATTACCTTCCGCCCACAACAAGGGTATCTGCTGGAAGGTTGTCCTGTATGTCCCGATAACCGCAGCGGCGACGGTTTCAGTCAGGATAACCCCCTGCGTCTTCATATGTGCCCGGAAGCGTTCGTGACCAAGGCCGTACCCACATCCTAGCACTACCGTCTTACCCAGAAATCTTTCGTCCTTCGTCACGTCCTCTGGTTTTTTATTATATATGCTCCCCGCCATAATCTTGTACACGTCCTCGCCTTTTTCAAAAGCGTACACAAGTTTATCTTCGCACGATAACCAAGCAAGGATACGCGCTTCAATTTGGGAAGAATCCGAGTCACACAGTACGAACCCCTTCGGTGCCCTGATCGCATACTTAAGAGGCGATTTCCTCGTCAGGTTCTGCATGTTGATCTTGTCTTCGCCACCCCACCGTCCGGTATGGGCCGCATAAAAGCGCAGGGGGATGGGCAGTAGCCCCCTCTTCTGTATCTCTATGAACCTCTGCGTCCGGGTCTCTTCCAGTGTGGACTTCACACCGAGCCTAGCAGCCACTAGGGTTTGAACTCGAAGGTCTTCGTGGTCCAGAAGAGCCGTAAAGTCATCGTCTTGTTTGCTAAATGCCCACGCTATCTTCCCCGTCCTTGCACTTACCTTGGTAGGTGGTTCTACCCCTATACTTTCCAGTGCTACTGCGAGTTTGTCGTTGCTCATCAGGTCTTCTATCGCGGCGCTGGCCTTGGTTAGAAGCCCACATTTATGTATTAATACATTGGCTTTGTGGTCTTCCAGTCGGGTTTTATCCAGCCACAGTTTTGGCTCCGTGAACATTCTCACGGTCAAGTCTATGAGTTTCATTTCGCTAATAGGGAAGCCATCGGCAAGAACCGAAAAAAGACTATAAGTAAGCTCCGTATCGTGGCAGCAGTAAGCGGCGTAGCGCCTTAGACTGGCTTCCCCAAAGTCCACCCTTCTAATGCCAAGCGCGTTGATTACCTCATCGCCCTTCTCGCCTATTTCATATTTTTTAACCAACGCAGCCAGACTCACACTGGGGTTCCCCAAGGCTCGCGCCATACTCAGGGTATCTGCTATCTTCTTGGGCCTGATATCGAAATGCCAGTTAAGGATAGCCATGTCGAAGACGGCGTTATGGGCGACTGCGACGCAGTCCGACCAGTCGAACTGGTCTAGAAAATACTTAGTGGAAGTCTTATCCCCACTAAACCACTGGGTCTCGCCGTCATCTACCTTTACTGAGACACCTATAACTTCGAACAGGGGCGAGCGGATATACTCTTCGGTGGTTAGTTTAGAGAGACTAAACTCCCGGTCATAAAAAGTTTCAAAATCACAAACAATAATCTTCACTTCTGGTAAATCCTCAGACCCTTGGTGTCTACCGGATAGGGGTACCATGTGTTTGACTCAACGGCGTAGTAGGCTTTGGGTTTGCTAGTAGCCGCGTCGTATTGTGTATTTTCTTCTCTGTTTTCCGGGTTCAGCAGCGTCTTCATAACCTGATCGGTGAAGACTTTGCCTTGGAGAGAAGTGAGTTTCCTGTATAGGGCTAACACTTCCTCATTAGTGAGGAAGGGGAAAGGGGGGATGTTATGGTAATGGTATGGCGTGGTTGTTGGAGCATTCATTTCTTTCCCAGTATTAAGCAGGTACCCACGCTCCATTATATGGTCCAGCGCCCATGCCCACTTTTGCGGAAACCGGCCTTCGGAAGAGACGAACTCATCCGGGTTGCTGTCCATGCGGGCTAGAACGATTTCGGCACCTTGGTTCATTGTCCACCATCAAATATAAAATAAAACCACGACTCAAACTTATCTGCGTCATTGTCGCCGCCCACTACAATAGTAGAACCACCACTGGCACAGATACGTTTCATCTCCCGCTCCTGTAAAAGCGTCGGCTTCTTGCCTTTGGCCTTACATTCTATGCCTACGAAGCGCCCGTTTACGCAAGCCACGATATCCGGTACCCCCGACTTGCCGTATCCACCAGTACTAGGGAAGAAGTAGTAGACGTTGTACTTCTTCAGTACCGCTACCACTTTAGCTTTGACTTTGCCTTCGGGAGTCATGAGGAGAATATAGTCCTTATGTTGGACATTGTCAAGCTACCCTCCTTATTTAATCAATCCAGCCGTCGCCTTGGCACCAATGCCAGAGCCTATGACGGAACACAGCTAACAACAGCCCGCGCAAGGTGTCGTGTTCGTACCAATAGTTTCCGACGATCAGCCTCACG